CGCCTTATTTTTTTCGGCTGCGGTTTGTTTTGCGGCTGACCACACGCAGATTACTGCGCCGGTTGTCATTTGGATTCTTGTTTTTGTGATCGACTTCCCGGCCGCTCAAGTTCGCCCCGGTCGCCGCTACCTTACGCCGGGCTTTGTTGCGGCTGCTTCTGGCTTTCCGCTGCGCCGGCTTTGCGTGGTAATTGTCGTATTCTTTTTTATAATTTCGTTTAGTCGGCATTAGTATTCATCCCGCACCAAACGCACCTTATACCCGAGATGATCCGCGATTTTGTAAAGCGAGCCCAAATCCGGCCGCCGATCGCGAGTTCGCCAACTGCTAATCGTTGAATTAGCAACACCGCAACTCGGGCCAAAAACAACATCCGGCAAATCTTTTTCATCGATAAGCTCCAACATTTGCCGCTCAACGGTTCCCCATTGATAAGGATTCAAATCGCTCTGTTTGTTAACCACAACGTCCTCCAAAACCGGAACATTTGACGTATGGGTTTTAGGAACTTCGGGCACTTCCTTAACTTCAATTGCATCGGGATAATCCTCTCTGACATCAGCCACAGTCTCGTAATACCTTTCTTCAAAAACCACCTGTCCATCGTTGCACTCGTAGCACCTCGAACCATGTCGCCTCGCGGTGCCGGTGCACTCTGAACATTCAACAGTCACTTCAAACATTGTTAATATTCCTCCACAGTTGTGTTTTTGTCAATTGACTAGACAAATTTACACTCAGTCAAAATCGTAATTCTCAGCAACCAAACGGCTGTCGATCAAACATTAAGATTTCGATATGGCATTTCTCAATAAACTCCGCCCTGCCGCGCCTGATAGCATGAACGTGATCTCGGTGGCTTTTGTATCCCTTATCAATGGCGTCTTGCTCTTGCAGCCGCATTTCAAAGAGCGTCACCCCTCCGCGCCAGGGATACGAAACACTTAAACCGCTTTCGTTTGCCGCAACATTGCGAGCGGTTTTCGCTGCTGTCTTTTGGTCGATGCTATGACCTGAAACAGTTTTGTTCGATGGTGTAACCACCATCCATGCCGCCGTAACCGACCGCTTGCCGGTATACTTATGGGCGTGTCCGTTTGAAAAAATTGTGGTAGTCATTCTTGTGTTTCCTTTTTTGTTGATAATTACTCATACCACAAGAGTTGCGATTATGTCCATACCTAAAACGCATTAAATTGCTTTAAATCGCATTATTGTTTTTTTTGCATTTAATTACACTTAATTACATGCCGATATGCAATTAAGTCAGCCGTGTTTTTGGTTGTTTATCAATATGTTAATTAGTTTTTGCCTACTTAATTACATAATTGCAGGGGGGTGGCAAAAAAGAACAACCCATAACAAAGCCAAAAAAGAAAAAAATATGGCACTATGCATGTAATTATGTAATTAAGTATATATATATTATATATATATTATATATATTATTGTTTTATATACGTTTTTTCGGCTCGACTTAATTGCATTTTGCCCTGCAATTAAGTGCAATTAAGTGCAATTAAGTCGGCCAAACTTGACGATAGATTGTCAGCTGACAAAACGATAGTGGATTATGGGCCGGCCTAGACTTTCTTTTTTGTCAATCCGCATCTCGATCGCCTCTTGCACCATAACCAAATCGTTTAAGATTTCATTCCGCTGCCTTGCCGGCAGTTGCCTTGTTGCCTTTGCCACCTGAGTTTTGGTGACCCAATCCCCTGCCCTCCGAATGTATCCCAGGATGGTTTTGACATCCTTCTCAGCCTTGCTATCCGAGATGTGGTTATCAGCCAGCTGCACCACATATTCACAAGCATAAGTCACAATCGCTTCGGCCATATCAAGGTCATCATTTTCTATTTCTGGCGCGATCGGATTCTTCGCGATCGCCGTGATCATGGCGACCTTGATCACCTGTTCCCTGTACCGCGTCCATATGCCCGTCTGGCCCCTCTTAGAAGCCTCCCTGGCGCGATCATCGGCTTGGTCGCCAATGGCATGCAACCGTTCAATAACCCCATCCCAGCGGACAATTTGAGGCGCAGGAGCGGCAAGCGAACCGCCGGCAAGCTCAACCAAATTGCCTTGCTCTCCCGGCGCATCAAAAAACTGGTTCCAGTGCCGCACCAAGTTTACCGGCGGTTCTGACGCTTCGACGTTTCTCGATAGCTTGGGCATATCGTCATCGGCCTGGACTACCAAAAAACGGTTTAGCTCGCCCGATCCAATGGCGCTCGAAGTCAACGCATCGCTATAAACAGACAGCGTTGAGGTTCCGAATATCGATAGTGCCGGCTTATCTATGATGATGGGGCTTACATCCGGGCTCGCATAATGCCCACCATGAAAAACAGAGCTGGACGAGGTGTAAATTTCAGTTAGCGCCTTCGCCACCTGTCTTAAATGAGCCGGCGCCTTCTCATCGGTAATCGACTTGAGCAGCATCCCAAACTCATCCAGGTGCAGTATTTGGCTGGGCTGCCCGGACAGGCCGCGGAGCAAGCCTGGACCACTTACAATACTATCACCAGCAAGAAAGTCCGACAGCCCGGCTTGCACCATTAATTTTTTAATCTGCTTGCGCGAATGATCCTTGCCAGCGCCCGTCCCTGCAATAGCCGCGACGAACACATTGCACCGCGTATCCCATTCCGTAGCATACCGCCGGCCGAATATGGCGCCCAACGCCGCCAGAACATTCATTAATGCAATCTCTGGTTGCGGCCGGATTGAACTGCGTACAATCCACCGCACCGTATCGCCAATGGTGCCAGCCAGCGCGAGCGGATCAATCGGAAACTTGTCTTTTTTTAATGGCTTGGGTTTATCCTTCTTTGTCAGACTCTGCACAAACGCATCAGCTGCACTGGTGTCCGGCGTTGCGTCGAGAAACTCCGGCGACCAGCCAGCCATCTCCGCGTGATACCATAAACTTCCGAGAGTTATGCCGGCAGCCTTGCTGAACCCGCGCCAACGTTTCTCACAGTCTCCGGCTTCAAATTTTTGGCCGCTGCGGCTCCAATTTTCCCACACGGCACATGGATAGCCTTCTGCATGCAGCGCCATGCCAATCTCAACCCAGCTTTGGTAATCAATATCCGGGTGTATGTAAGACAGCATGTCCTCAACTTGATCGCCGGTAACCTCACGATCGGGCATCGGCCGTGGCTCGATCGGCTTCGGCTCTTGCCGGCGAACGAGGTCAAGCAACCATTCGGGTGCCGTCACAGGCTCGCCCTGCCCCATTCTATAAGCCGTGCCACTTATATGCAGGGATGGAGCCGCCACGATATAGCCGCCATCCCCTCGAACATCGAGCCCGTCACCCAAACGCTTCACGCTGTTCTTTATTTTCTCCCCGGCAAGATCAAATATAAGATGCCGGCCGCGGCCCGTTCTGTGTTCGAGCGTAGCCGGTAACTCGCCGTGCTTTTCTTGCAGAGCAAGCAAGCTGGCCTCACCGGCAGAGCCGTCAATATCAAGCACCCAAATGTTAGACGGCGCACCGGTTGCAATCCCCAGGTTATTGCCGTCCTTAAACGTGAGGTTGATCCCGCCCTTATCGCGGGTTGCTGACTTTACGCCGTTGTGGCCGGTCGGGTGCTTGCCTGGGCTTTTACAGTCCGGATTGCCGCACTGGCATATCCCGCCCTCAACTCCGTAGAGGGCTAACACAGACCAGCCCCGTTGAGCATACCCCAACGCATGATTCTTAATCATCAGTTTCGCTCGTATATATATAGCGAGATATTTGTTCCGACATAGCCGTCATTTGTTGACGACAGGCATCGATGTTTTGATTGCTTATATGGATAAAAATAGCCGCAACCACACCTGGACAGGCGATTGCGGAAACCAACCATGCGCCCCTCATTTCTGGAGATGCTCGATATAGCCGCCGATTACGCATTCGACGTATTGCTGGTATTGTTCGACCGATAGCGTCACTAAATCAGTCACGCCAATGGAATCCAAATATTCCCCGCCGCGATTGCCGCCGGCAATCATTGCAGCTTGCTCATCGTGTGTTTTGTCAATCATTCTTAAATGCTCCATTGAACAGTAGTGACGATCCTGTCCCATCTTGCCGGCAAGCCTGGGGCTATAGCCAAAGCCCCTTGCCGCTCGATGGCAAATCGTGCAGATCAAAAATTAAAAGCCCGGCGAATTGCGTAAGTTCGTAACGCGGAAATAAAAAAATAAGATGCAGTGATCCAAAGCGCCTGGATTGCGTCGGGCTCAATGCCAAACAGCGGCAGCCCCCAGAAGGTAAATGACCAGCTGACAACAAAACCGAGCGTTGCGTTTGTTATCGCTTCAATCGCCGACATCGCTTTGGTTTGTTTTACCGGTTGCGGCTGCGGTAGATAGACCGGCCTTGGATACTTTGGTTTCAATTTTGCCGGCTTCACCGGCCTCTGGCACATTGGCATAGTACATCCTCCCGCATGCTGTACATTTTCCCGCGAAAATTCGAGTTATTGCTCCGCAAAAATCACAAGCGATCATGCTGCTTGCTCAAAAAAAGTGGATTGATCAGTCTTGTCCCAAACCTCGAACCGGCATGGCTGTTTTTCCGACATATCCCAGATCGAAATAGCTAAAGCGCGATCCGGCGCACCGCCTCTATTTAAATAGTCCTCGCGCCATGACAGGTTTACGAACCGCGTTGGCTGGTATTGCTGGAACTGCGCGAGCCCTTTGCCGCATGCCCACAACCGCTCCGGGCAAACAATCGCCAGGCGCTCGACGCCTAATGTGCCGAGCGCGTGATCAATGAAATCTCTAATGCGATAAAATGGCGGATTGGTGACAATGTTGCTGGCAATAGGTTGCACCGTGTCAAAAAAATCTTGGCCGTTCTGTATATCGGTGCCGTAAACTGAATGCCCAGCTTTTCGCAGCGCCTCGACCATCCTATTATCGCCGCTGCACGGTTCCCAGATTGGGCTATGTTTCGGCCAGTTCAAACGATGCACTAGCTCGTCTACGATGCTCATCGGTGTCGGGTAAAAATCAAACTTATTTCTGGTCTTTTGCATCGCTTACCTCCCCACCGCATGCCGCATACCCAGCAAGGTCGATCCAGCTATCGGCGTGGTCCTCCGACTGGACCAGCCGGCATAGCTTGACCATTGCTAATACAAGAGACACTTGCGATTTTGTCACCGGTCGGTCGAAAATAATTTCGAGCCCTTTCGCAATGCGTTCAAAATTAACGTTTGGCGAACCGTAGACCTTATCGCGTTGAACGGTCGTGGCTTCGATAGCCGCTTTTAAAACCGCCTCACGGTTCATTTGCTTGCCCTCATAATCACAAGCTCGTACCTAAATTTTTCGACACGGCGTTGGGCCATGACAAACTCGCCGTCATCAACTCGTTTTCGCAATTCGGTCAAAGCGTTCACACCCGTGCCGGTAGGACAGTCCCGGTTAGGCCGCCAAAAATGCGAGGTTGCCGCGCTTTGAGTCGCCACCACTGTCCATTTCTTTTTCTCTTTCTTTACCAAATGCATCGAAATCCACCTTCCCAATTTCAAAGTATCTGCCGTTTGGGCGAACCCAAATCGTACTAGGCTCTGCAAGACTCTTAGTCACTGATAGCGCTTGTGTGATCGTCACAGGTGCCGGCAAACCACACCGCTTGCTCCACCACTTCTCGGCTTTTTTACGGGCATAGCCCTTGTGCTCGAAGCACACCCATTCGGCGTACCTCTCGAAGTTCCCGCCCCAGTACTCAACCTTCAGGCTGTCTGGCTTGCCGCGTTTTTCATGCCGGCTATATGTCACCCGATCAATCCCCACTGGCTTCGCTTCTATCTGACTCGACAACACAATGTCTTGTGCAGCCCGGCGGTCAATCTTGGGTATGGGCGCCGGCCATTCGTAGCCACAGTCAGGACAAATGCTGACCGAGGCATGGACAATAGTCATGCATTCTGGACATGTTTTGATTGGCGCCTCACCGTCGCCAGCTTCGCCCGGCGCTTTGGCTTTCACCCGATCGACCGGCCCGTGTCGGCTACAATTGCCGGCAAAGTCTAATAAGAGACAGTCTTCCTTGCCGTTGGCGATACGCATGCCGCGCCCGACCATCTGCACGAATAGTCCCGGCGACTTTGTAGGCCGCAGCATGCCAATCAGATCGACGCCGGGCGCATCGAAGCCGGTAGTTAGAACATTCATATTAGTGATGCATCTCACGCGGCCGGCCCGGAAGTCATCGATGATCCGAGCCCGTTCAATAGCCGGCGTTGTGCCGGTAATCATCTCTGCAACGATGCCACGCTCGCGGATGATGTCGCGCACCGCTTCAGCGTGGCTAACGCCAGCGCAGAAGATCAGCCAGCTGCCCCGGTCCTGACCCTTTGCAACAATCTCATCGACCGCGGCTTGGGTTTTCTCGTCCACGTTGACCGCGGCTTCCAACTGCTTGAGGATGAAGTCACCGCCGGCAGTACCAACACCCGTTACATCAAGCGTTGTGTCGGTTGCTTTGGAAACAACCTCCGACAGATAGCCATCCTCGATGCAGTCTAAGATGGGTAATTCGTAGGCAATGTCATGGAACATACGATCGTCGCCTTCAACCAGCGAGCCGCTATCGAGCCGGAACGGCGTAGCCGTGAACCCGACAACCTTTAG